GACTTCGGGAGTCAGTTCGTAACTTGCATCGACTCGGCACAGTACCTGCGTCGCTGCTGTGGTCCCTTTGGTGCCGTAATACAGCAACCCCTGGTAGCCCATTTTTTTTGACATCGTCTATCTCCTGTTTGAGTTGCTGTTAACCAATTGATCCATGCCAGTCCGAAGCAAAGCGGTCAACGCTCGCCTCAAGTGCTGGCCCCATAAACGGTCGTTCGTCGAATTCATCGCCCTTGCGACTTTTGCCAAACTCGTGAGCTTCGCCGACGTCGCCGACGATGCTGGCGCGTGGTCCGATCACTGCAGAGTATTGGTCGGCGTCGGTGTAAATCGCGCCTTTTAGGTTGTGCCCACCCTTGCCACGCGTGGTCGGCGGCGATCCAGGCTTAGAGGATCGCTCGCTTTTCTCGATCGACGCCTTAGCTTTCTTGCTGATTGAAAACGCTGCGTGCCGGATGTTGCGGTATGTCGCAGTTTCAGCGGCCTGCTGAACTCGCTGGAATTGTGGTTGGACTTTGGAAGTTGCGCCGAACATTAAATGTTCTCCCGCAACGAAAACGGGATCTGCACCAGACCGTAATACAGTCCTTTGCGTAGCTTGGACTCGTTGCCGAGCATCGGCTTGATTTCATCCGTCTCAAACGTGATTTCGGGAACATCCGCGAACAGTGAATTGCGGTTGGTGATGAAAAATTTGGCAATGTCCGTGACAAGCGTGTCCAGCGGATCAACAGCGGACGTCGCTACTTCGCTGGTCTGCGTGTCTCGCTCCAGCGGACTAAATCGCTTGCGAACGGCAATCACAATCCATGCGTCGTGAGACATTGTCGTGACTGTCAGCAGATTGATTGCATTACCGTTCTTGCGGTACACAACATCAACCGACATGTCGGTGAGTCCCTTGAAATCCTCGTCCCAGCTTCCGCTTGACCGCACCGCAGTGAAATCACCAAACGCAAAATCGTGAGCGTTTATCGCTTTCACGACTTCGTCGGCAATTCGGATTGGTGCGGCAGTGGTCATTGAATGCGGTTTGTGTGGACTTGGTATTCGTAGCCGCCAGTCAGCAATTCAACTGCTGGTTTGTTCTCATCCGGCGGCGAAATCTCAAAGACTTCGCTGCCTTCTGTGATGCGATCGCCGACGCGCGGAACAATCACGTCACCATCAATCACCAGCGAATCTGCCGGAAGCAGGAACGATCGCATGGTGATTTCTATCGTCAGTCCGAATTCACGACCGATAGCTTGGTGCAATCTGTCACCACGCCTGGCCGTGAACGGTGCCGTCTGCTGCACGCCGCGAGACAACGTGACAGACACGCCGAATCCGCGATTTGCAGCGGGAATGACGCGAGTGTTAAACGTTGTCTCAAAGGCGTTTGGCATCGTTATCAGGTGTAAGCGGGCAAGCTGACTTCGACGCAAGCCTCAAGGATGTCGAGGTTGTCAGTGTTCGCGTCGGATGTCTTTTGCAACTGTGCATAGATTTGCAAGCCGCCCGTGTAACCCGACATGTCAAACCGAGTGCCACTGGCAACGCGTCGCAGCGAACCGTTGTTGTTGGCTCCGTAGAACTCGATGTTGCTCTTGCGGCCCAATGAAACTGATGGCGGTTCAATCGTGGTATTGCGGCTGGCAAAGTCCATGCGGAATCGCTTCCACGTCGCGCCTAGCGTTAAGCCAGTTGCCTTGTCATCAAGGTCAGTCACGCCGTCATCAGTTTCGACAACGACGTTATTGTCACCGATGCAGCGGAAGCTCGCGTGAGCGGCCAGGCTGTCGATGGCATCGTTGCGAGCAGAGCAAAGGCCAAAAGCAACTGAGGTTGCTGAATCGAGCGTTGCGACTGTCTTGGCGACGATCTCGAAGCTGATGATGTCGTCGATGTCGAATGGCAAAACATCACCCATGTAGACGCACAGGTTTTCAACTTCAGTTGTCGAAGCCAAAAGCAAGCGAATACCGCCGCCCAACAGGCCACCAACAGTCGGTGCGCCTGACGATGATGTGTCCGCCTTGACGAACGGTCCGCCAGCGCCGCTACCGGCTGCTGCGAGGGCAAGCTCGCCCCGGAAATCGTAATGGTACTTTCGTGTCTGACGACTCATTTTGTGTTCCTCAAGGACTGCCTGCTTGCAGGCGTTGATAGGTTTTGAAGGTAGCCTTCCATTGCCTCAGGCCCGCCCCGACGAATCGGGAGCGGGCCAACGAGGTTTTCACTTGTCGGGTGATCTAAGATCAGCCACCAGTTCCGGCGTTGCGGATCGCGTAACGCCAGTTCTTGACCGCTGTCGCAATCCTGCCTTCAAGCGACACATAGGTTGTCTTGTTCGATGGGTCGTACCATCGCTCACGACGGCCAGCGGTTCCGTAGCCATTGAAGTAGGCGCGAACGACGGTTGCGGTGTTGAGCCTCGTTGGATTGCGAAGTCCGTAGTAAGCCGTCGCGTTGACGCTATTGAGTTCGCTTTCAGCGACGATCTTGACCTTGTTGCGATAAATGCCGAGATTGGTCGTTGAATCAGCAACCTTTGTTTCGCCAATCGTTGGGTAGGTCTCAAACGTTCGCACAGCCGACTGATGCACCGCATTGGTCGGCACCAGGATCGTGTTGAGCGTGCCACGGACGCGGCGACCCGTAGCAACACCACCAATGCCCGCGTAAAGAGTGCTCATCGCGCCCCATTCGCTATCGGATGGTGCAAGGCCCGTCGTCTTGTCGTTGTTGTTGGCCGCCGGGATCGTTCCAGTGCCAGTGTCGGCACGGTTAGCAAACAAGGCACTGCCGTCAAGCAGCGTTTCGTTGGCGGTGTAGCGATCCAAGACCAAGCGGTTTTGGGTAACTTCCCAAGCTTCGGCCAATCCGAGCATGCCTTCGGCAAACGCACCAAGATCGTCATTGGCGACCATGACAGGCGTCCAGCCGAATCGATTCCCGAATCGACGCAAGAAGATGTACGAGAGCACTTCTTCAGCAACTCCGAGATCCTTGATTTGTTCGGCGTCCGAAAGTTCGTCCATTTCTTCCATGATGCCTTTGTTGATCATCATGGCAGGCTTGAAGTCTTTCAAACCACCGGGAAGCGTTGCCGAAATCTCGGGATACGAGTAATCGTCGTCAAGCTCGATCATGTCCAGGTACTTGTTGGCCAAACCAGACAGGATGTTCGGGAAGTCACCTGGACGACTGAACGGCGAACTGCTCGCGCTGATGTACTGACGGTTTTCGTTATCGCTGAAGAACGTGTGGCGTCGGGTTGCATCGCCCATCGACATGGCGTTTTCAGCGAGCAATTCGCGATCGCCATACATATCGGCTTGAGCGCCAGAAAGTGCCAAGCATTCGCCAGCGATGGCCCAAAGCGGACGATTGACAAGGCTTGATGCACCCGCAGAAAGCTGGATTGAAGTGTTGCCAGCTCGATACAACAGAGCGTCGATCGCATCCACGCCGAAGCGATCGCGACCCTCGCTGGTGACCTTGGCCGCTGGAACGCCGCCTTCTTTCTTACTCAGCGTTTCGTTCCAGGTTTTCATTGCTGCACTGGGGCCTTGCTTGGCTTCAAATGCAGCGATGACCATGTCGCCGCTCACAGCGGTGTAACCAGCGGCCTGATTGATCAGATCCGCCGACGCTTTGAGATCAGCCAAGCGAGCTTCGGCCTGTTCCGATTCGTAGGCCTTAGCCACATTCTCGGCTGGTTTGGTTTCCGTCTTGACTGGTTCGACTGCTTCGCTCTTGGGCTCGGCAACCGTTTGATTTCGCAAGCCTGCAAGGATTGCGGCTTCGTCGCTAGGCAACGCACCACGGAACCAAGCTTTGAGGGCGGCTACGCAGGTTTCGTCGCTCGCGTCCGGGGATTCGATTAAGTCGCAGGCAAATAACTGAGCCTTGACCTTTGCACTGATTTTCATCTGAGTTTTTCCTACTAAAAGTGTTCCGGTAGCGACCGGCTCTGGCGTGACAATGGTGGACGCAGACGATGCGGCGACCGGAATGACGATTTGACTGGTGATCGGTGAAACCGCTTGTTGCGATGCCGATCCAGATAGACGACTGAGTGTTTCGTTGAATCCGCCGACAACGGCGTCAATCATGCTGCTTTCGACAGCGAGGTCAGCACGCTTTGAATCACCTTGACCAAAGTTTGCGACGACAGATTCGGTGGTGATTCCTCGATACCGAGCAACGTCGGCAATGAACGGCTTACCAAACGAATCGATAAAGTTTTGCAGAGTGGCCTTCGATTCCGGTGTCAGCTTTTCGTAGCTGTTGCCGTGGCCTTTCTTGGGGCTGTCGCTGTTGGTGATGACCGTCACGCCGTAGCCGATTTCGTCAAGGAAGCCTTTCATTTCGACGTGTGGCATAATGGTGCCGATGCTGCCAACCATGCTGTCAGCAGTGGCTTCAATACGATCACAGGCGGCTGCAATGTAGTAACACGCGCTGCAGCATTGACCTTGCACATAGGCGACTATCGGTTTCTTGCCACGGCTGGCAAATACCATGTCGGCAACTCGCTTGCATCCGATCGCTGAGCCACCAGGGCTGTTGCAATAAAACACAATCGACTTGACAAGATCATTGGACAATGCCGACGTAATATCTCGCTCAAGCAACTGATACGAGCAAGCACCACCCCAGCGGACCATGTAATCAACTGCGTCACGAAGCACGCCAGCGATTGGAATGACCGCTACACCGTTGACCACCTTCATTGTTGATTCGACTTCATCGCCACCGAACGACAGCGAAGCCTGAATCGATTCTAGATCGCCGATCTCGATGGCTTGGCCAATGCGGCTGAGCGAAGCGGATTCCATCGCCCACGGATGACCGTAGAACTCGCTTCGCAGCTTTTCGCGTTTCCGCTTGATGTCTGAGGGTCGCGTCATTGTGCTTGATCCTCTGATTCTTGCGGTTGGCTTTCAGTGTCCGCACCGCCGCTTCCTGGTTTGGAAAGATCAAGCTCGATGCCGAACATGCTCCGCACCTTCTTTTCGATGGCGAGTTGCATCAAGACCTTGATCCAATGTTGACCGCGTTTAGCGCACTCTTCCTTGAACGTCGACATGCCAGTGCGAAGTCGAGCGGTGCGGGCTTCGCCTTCTTTCATCGGATCTAGCAAGTCGCGACCGTTGCCGATGGCATCGAAGCGTTGATAAGTGCGGATGTTGGCGAGGAAGTCAGCAGGACGCAACGACTGGTAGGCACCAGAAGCCGCAGCCATCGCGTTAAATTCTCGCCGCATGCGAATAGCGACATGAGTACCGAACCACGCTTTGAGCGGCCCGATGTGCAAATCCTCATCCATCTTCGCCGCGCGGGTGCTCGTGAAGTTAGTTGACTCGTAATCGCCTGTCAGTGTGTAGTAAGAGAGCCCAAGGCCGCCAGCTTGATCGCGGTCAAGAAGCTTTAGAAACGATGCTGCGTCCTTGTTTGGTCGCACTGAGCGAACCATTTCGAGCGATTCATCAGTGCCGATCGTTGCCGAAACTGGCGATTGTCCTACTTTGAACGATCGGTTGCCGTCTTCGTCGTCATCGCTTTCACCGTCGCCAAATCCCCAGGCTCCATACTTTTCGCCGTTCTTCAGCTTGGCCACGAAAGCAAAAGCCGCATCGACCGCAGCCGACCGGATTTCCGACCCCATGTAGTTGTCGCGGTCCCATGTCGTTTGGCCTGTCGAGTCGTACCAACTCGCACCGACCGATGACGATGGGCGGTCCCATGCCGCAAGGTCAATGACTCGCTCCGCCGGGATTCGCAAGCGACGAACGCCAACGCCAGTTGCGGTGATTCCGTTGTTGCCAAGGAACGACGACCCCGACATACCAAAGAACTCATGGGGGTGATCAAGGCAAACGTGGTAAGCAACAGCCACATTGTTCTTGTCAAACTCAATGCCGTTGAGAATCTTGTTATTTCGTTCGCTTTGGTCGCGGTCCATCGATTCGTCAAGCTGTTCTCGCTCAAGAATCTGGTAGCACAACGGAACGATTTTGTAGTTTGGCTTGAAGCACCGAACGATTAGGGCGTTGCCTGTGGTGACGCATTC